CCCCTCCTTTCTTTCTTACTTAACTGGAGAATCATCATGTCTGTCAAACTGTCCCACGTATCATTTACCCGTACGCAACAGGTCCCACTCTGGACTTCCGACTCTCAAAAGGAGAAGGAGTCTATTGTGGAAAACATCTGCAGCGAAGACACCAGTGTCGAAGATTACTATCAAATTGTAATCTACACCTGGGGCTGGGAAAACGGTGCACGTAGTAGAGTGAAAAAGCTTCACCCGAACCGCGCTTTGGCTTATGTAAATAAGCTATTTACCGGGGGATGGATCGACGACGACACGTACCACCTCATGTACTGTTCCGTGAATAATCTTTTACAGAAAAATTCATGGCCAGGTCATGCAAAGTGGGAAATGTTTCCTTGGCGTCCTGTGTCTTTAAACAGGACGTTAGGTTATGACGGTCCTCTTCTCAAGTAGAAGTCAGGAGTGGTTCCTTTGGGCTTCGTCGTGAGACGTTGTGCCCTCCCCTCTTGTCACAGAGAGGTGTAAAACAATGATTCATGGAGCAAGTTATGTCCAATGGCAGTTCACGTCAGTATAATTATCCATTGTCTGTGTACACCGCTATGTATTCCGGTGGCTATCCTGGCTGGGTCTCTTGTGGACCCTACCTCGATAGGACTTGGAGCGGGGGTAATTCTTCCCGCCCATTCGTCACACAGTCAATTACGATTCCCGCTGTCCATCAGATCGTCACGAAAAGGCGAAAAGATGGATCCTCCTATGACATGGAGGTTATTCTCAGACCCGCGAGGGTCCGGAAGAAGCGGTTCTATACCACTGGATTTCGGCCACCTAATGCTTACAGCAATAAAGTGAACCATAAGTATCTCCAGTTGGGACGTGGCTACTACGGAGTTCATCCGTATGTAGTAAACGGGACTTGGCAAATATGGGGGCAACCCTATATCCCTACCTTCCTCCCGAATTCTGCAGCCTGGTCAGACAATGATACTATTCGTCTGATCAACAAGCTCGCGGAGAAGATCAACGACTCGGACTTCAACCCGGCAGTCATGCTCGGGACGATGAACCAGACGTTAGATCTGATCGCGGACCGCACAAAGAAGATCGCAAAGTCCATTGCGTACCTACGCAAAGGTAACCTAGCGAAAAGCCTTGAGGCGGTCACTGGACATCGTCGTCAATCCTCAAAAGGAAAGACCGCTGGTCAACTCATGCTGGAAATCCAGTATGGCTGGCGGCCCCTCATAAATGATGTCTATGAGGGTGCGACGTGGTTGGCAGCCAAACTCCAAAAGCCAATGGTTCATAGGGTCTCACGCCGTTTGCAACGCGTGGTACCTTTGGCCACTGACAATGGAACTGCAGCCGGTAGACTTTTCAGCAAAGCTGAGCTGAAAGTCAGTAAACAGATAATCGGTTACCTCACTGAGGGTAAAGCGGATACGAGTCTTAATTTGTACTCGCCCGCTACACTCGCTTGGGAACTGTTACCTTGGTCGTTTGTCATCGATTGGTTTATTCCGATCGGCGAATACCTTGACTCAAGAGGCGCTGCCTCCCAACTCAATGGGACATTCGTGCAAACGGAATTTCGGGACGTTATTTGTTCCGGGTGGAGACCTTCTCCAAACGGCAACGTCTATTCGATTTTCAAATCCTTCCTTGATCTAACAGGTGGAAACCCGTATATCAGGGAGTTTACGATGACGCGCTCTATTAGTACCTCGCTTGACGTTCCGAAACCCTCATTTAAGGGCCTCTCGAAAGCGGCAAGCTGGGAACATTGCGCTAATGCAGTTGCTCTACTCCTTTCTTCAAAGAAGGACAATCCGGATGCCGTACTACGCAACATTGGGAACCTCAAGGTTAACACTAAGAGATTTCCAGCTACGTACGCCCATCTGTAACTCAACCGGGTACTTTGCCCACCCCATAAAACCTTTGGGGTTAATCTAAGGAAATAAATCGATGTCTAACATCGCAAATCTTGTCGTCTTCGACGGCGCTTCGACTCCTGTTTCACATACGCTCGTTCCTGTTTCTGTATCGAAGGAAAACGGTTCTGTCATCGCCATCTGGCGTGAACAGATCGCCTCCCTCCCTACGGAAGCTCAGGTTCGTGTGGAAATGAAGCAACGGACTCTTAAGTCCGGAGTCGTGGAAACGCGTACTCGCGTGATTGTTCCAGTTATGGAATCAGTCAGTGGCCAAAACGCAGCGGGTTACACCGCTGCAGCCAAAGTTGCATACGAGGACGCGTACGAAGAAGTTTCGTACGCTCACCCTCGCTCTACCATTACTGGTCGTCGTTTGTGCAAGCAGATTCTCACGAACCTGTCGAACAACGTCTCGACCACTGTGGCACCTGCAACTGCTGGCGTCTTCGACGAGGCCAATGTCCAACAAGTGATGCCGACCTAATTCAGGTCTGCCACTCTCACCACTTCCAATAAAGGAGTTAGTATGAGTTTATTCAACTCGTGGGACGGCCAAATCTCGACGGAGGCCACTAATGAGTTCCTTACAGAACTTGCCCGCCTACATCTGGAAAGGGTTAGCAACCCTGCTTGCCAGAAGCAAAAGGCCATTATCGAGTCCGCGCTTAGCGTGGGCGATTATGGCACTTTATGTAGCCTTGAACTTGATTACTCCGGATTACAACCCCTTGATGCTCTCAATCTGGGACAATGTCTTGCCTTCTTTAGGAAAAGAGGCGACATCGACCTTGGAATCGATCGTCGAGGGGTTGCCCGGCTCAAGTTTGAGGAATCCGAGCTCAGATGCCGGACAATGAATCACATCTTCAGAGCCTGGGGATCCGGTAGGTTTCAATTCCTACCGGACGTTGAGTCTGCACTTCATGCAGCTCAGCGGAAAATTTCTCAGGTTCTTGGGGATGTGCCTTCTTTGCCGGAATTACGTCTGAGGTTTGGACCGGGTGCTAGCACGCAAGTGCCAAAACGCTCGGCTTGTGCGAAGGTGAAGCTATCGCAAAAGCCGTGTTGTAGCGAAGATCTGATCCCTCTAGCTGCTGAATTGCTAGAAGAGATCCCTGGCTACGTTGGACCGAATTACTGGAACGACCCTCTCCCCGACTCCCCAGAATATGAGGAGCAGGAGGAAGAGTACCAGTCGATCTGCGATCTTGATGCAGAACGGTGTTTCGGGTACCCAACAAAGCAGGAGCCAACCCTGGTGGAGATTCTTATTCACCCGGGTAGGTTAGAGTTCGTACCGAAGAACGCGAAGACTGACCGTGCAATCATGGTTGAACCCTGGCTTAATCAGCTAGGACAACTCGCCATTGGCGATTACATGGCACGCAGGTTGAAACGTTTTGGTGTCGACCTTTCTGACCAGGACCGTAATAAAGTTCTGGCTAGAATGGGTTCGATTACCGGGGCTTTAGCAACCCTGGACCTAAGTAGTGCGTCGGACAGTATCTCGACTGGTTTAGTCGAGCACCTGCTTCCGCCTGATTGGTTTGACCTCCTCTCTTGTTTTCGAACGAGCGTGGTGGTTGAGGGATCAGGACCGGAGACGCGCCTTCACAAGTTCTCGTCCATGGGGAACGGTTTTACGTTCCCTCTGGAATCACTCATATTTTGGGCCCTGTCACGGGCCTGCTGCGATGACCGCGAGGTCGTCTCAGTTTATGGTGACGATATCATTTGCCCAACTCACAGAGTTGCGTCCGTGGTGTCGGTCCTTAGTTCATGCGGATTTAGCGTGAATAAGGAGAAGAGCTTCTGGGAAGGTCCCTTCCGCGAATCTTGCGGTGGTGACTACCTATCGGGAATTGATGTACGCCCGTGTTTCATTACGGGACCTCTTACGGGTCATGATGCTTTCCGTCTGCATAATTACTACATGCGGAGCGGAGAGATCGACCTGGCGGCCCACGTGCGAAAGCACATAGATGACAACATCGCTCTCCTAGGCCCCGATGGTTTTGGGGATGGAGTGCTAGTTGGTTATCAATGGACGCCCATCGTTAAGGTTGATCACCTTAGCAAGGGTTATGGAGGTGTAATCTTTGAATCCTGGTGTTACAAAAAGCGGAACTTCAAGCGCCGCTTGCCAGGGGATCGGGTACTACCTGGCTACACTATCTACATGCGCGAGCGTGTCGATGGTGGATGCCTTGCTACCCTTCTTGATGAGGAAAAACGTTTCAGGTCCTGGCTAATCAACCAAGACCCTGACATGGCCCCTTCATTTTATGAAATGAGTGGGCAACGCTTTACTTCATCTGGCGTCCCGGAGAATTTCGTGCCGGGAACCAAAGGTTGCAAACGTATATCGATCTACACCCTAGAATTGCCGTGAGGCAACCTAGTTTCGTGA